TCTATCATTTATTACTAAAGCCATTTACTCTCCTATTAACTCATGCTTATAATAGCATTAGCTGGTGTTGATGGATCAGGATAAGTAATTTTAAATGTACCATTAGTACAAGTTTTATCCCCTCCAAAATCTAATACTACAACTAGCGGATCTCCCGCAGCTGTATCATTATAAATAGCTGCGTACGCTGCTGTGAACGTTGCACTTGACCAAGTTGTATCTCCAAAGTCTACTGAAGCAACAGCTGTTCCAGATGCAACTGCTTGAGAACTTAAATCTTTTCTCGTGTAGTTACTACTTCCACCTGTGCTGACTTCGTTAGTTGCAGATACTGTTGTACTTGCTGTTGTGTAAACAGAAGCAATTGATCCTGTATACAAAGCTATTTTAAATGTATTTCCACCTGACGCAAAGTTATGTGTTCCTGAGAACAAAGCTCCACGAAATGTAAAAGGTATTACGTTTGCCATATTTTTATCTCCTTAATATTCCGATGGAAATGGTGATTTAAGAGGTGTACGAATAACTCCATCTTGATATTCGTCTCTGCGTCTACGACCTTGTTGTTCAATCGCGTACGTTTGTAAAGCTTCTTTATAAGCGCCTTGATAGTATTGTAACATATCCACCGGACCTTTCAAGTACCCATATGCATTTATCAAGGACGCATATAAAAGTAGGTCTTGATATTTATTGGATAGATATGTGCCTGTTGCACTTACCGAAGTATCAGTTAAGCTAAGTGGCTGTTTGATATAAGCCATTGTGATCTCATATTGAGCATCAGGAGTGGGTGCTACCACCCAAAAATTAGCATCCCAATTAGCGTAGTATTTCGGTATGCCCTCTGATGTTCCTGGCGTGTCGTAATAAGTTGCCATATAAGATGGGTCTTTTTTCTCTAAAAACGTTTGAGTATTTGGATTTACATTTGTATTTTTTAATTGAATATATCTAATGACTCTTAGATCTGAGGGTATAGTTACATACCTATTACCTGTAATTAGAGTTGATGTAGCATAAAATCTATTATCATCGCTGTCAGCTTCTCTATAAATTTTGTTTTCTGCATTTACAATAAAAGTATTTACAATTGCATCAGTCAATACTGTATCATTAACTTCTGTATAGTTTCTAATATCGGTTTGTAAATTTGAAAGTATATATGCCATAATTAAGGTCTCTCGTTAAGTGGTCCTACAAAACAATTAAACCCTCCTCCTGTTTCAGTTCCTGACGCTGCGTTAGCAAGAGTAAGTGTAAAACTATTATATTCATAAACTGTTGTGTTAGCATCATTTACATACGATGTTTCAATTAAAGATGCAACTTTATAAGAACCAAAAACTTTAGAAGCTGTTGGATGAGCAAACGCCGTAGTTTTAGTTAATGTGTTACCACGGTATGGAACTGATGTAGCTCTTGTACATCCTGTTAAATCACTTCCAGAAATTCCTGTGTATTGAATAACTTCATTCTGAAATGATCCATAACTTGAAGAAGTGCTATCAGTATTTACAGATTCAATCATAATGAATCCTGCTGTTGGAAAATTAGTAGTGCTTGTTAGTGTAATGGTAGTATCTGTTGTTGTGATAGCTCCATTTAAAGTAGTTTGAAGTTGTAATGCATCAACTGAAACTCCACCTACAGGAAATTTAACATCAGTAAATCTAACTTGATCGTTTACTTGTAAACCACTATTAAAAAATGAAACTGTGAGCGTTGTATTTGATGCAGTTGTAAAAGGATCATTTGGTAATATATCATCTGTTGCAGGTTCAACTCTAGCAGGCCTTACAAAATTTAAAGCTTGTGGGTCAGCTGTAAAACGTTTCGGTTGAAGTTGTGGTTGTTTTTTTTCAAACTCAGAAATATGAACCCAAGCTCCGTTCCACTCTCTAACCATTTCAGTATATGGAAATGCAAGTCCTGATCTATCTGATATTGATAAAGCAAATCTTCCTTGTGCAAACTTAGCCATAATTAACTCGCTGTTGGGTAATAAGTTTTAGGAGTAATGAATGCACTTGTCGGTGACCCATCTTCCGCAAGAGCTCTTGATAATTCATCCTCATATAATAATTTTAATTGTTGTGTTCTATCCAATGCCCACTTTTGTGATAAGTAAAACGCTAAACCTGAAACCATACATGGTACAAATCTATTTGGTATGTCTCCAACGTTATCAAACGCACCTGCATCTGTAATTCTTTTTACAAAATTTACATAAACATAATTACCTGCTGCTGAAGAATCAGGTGTTTGATACAAAGTCATAGTTGTTTTATCAATAAATCTTTGTACCCAAAATTGTGATGGAGTTCCTAATGCAGTTTTATTAGAAAAAGCTGTGTAAGTTGATCTGTCAACTTTAGTTAATGGTGAATCTGATTGATTCGTATTATTATAATTTTGTCTGTAACTAGCTTCTAAAATATCTGCTAAACCATAGGTAGATGTTGTACTAGTTCCACCTGCTGTTGTTGAACTTGCACCATCTGCTGTTGATCTGTAAAAGGTATATTCAGATTGGCCTTGAACTAATAAAACATTTGTGTTTCCTACTTCCCAATAATGAAGTCCTCTGTTTCCCCATTCTTGAAATAAAATATTTAAAGATCTTCTAGCTGCTTTTAATTGATAACCTGTAATACCTTGAACACCACATCGTTCATATGCATCTTCGATTACTTCATCAATAGTAAATGTAGATTCAAATGTTGATTGATTTGAAATTGATCCTGCCGCAGGAGTAAAAGCTGTTGCTCCCATTCCAGCGTGTGCCGTACAATAATAATATAAAGTTGGAGCATATGTTGCAACTACGATTGTAGTTTTACCATCTGTTCCTGGAGTTCCTGTAACCGTTACACCAGTCGTATAGGGCGCTGCTGGTGAATTATTGGCACTAGTAGAAAAAGCAAGAAAGTGTGTACCATTGGTACTATCTGACTGATCAAAGATATATGTATTACCTTCGATTAAATTTAAATCAGGGCTCACAGAACCATTAATATAGAACTTATTACCTGTTCCATATTGGTTAGTCCCTGATGCTACAGTGACTGTATAAGTAATAGTAGCCATTCGACTACGCTCCTGTGATCGTTACCGTAACGCTTCCGTCTGTACCAGAACCTTGAGTTAATGTTCCAATTACTCCATCTTTAAAAAGAATACCTGAACCAGGAACATATACTTCTAAGCCTTCAGTTCCATATTTGTAAGTAGCTTTTAAATTACCTGCACCAGCCCCACCTGTTGTGGCTGAATCATGCAAAGTTAAAACAGAACCTGCTATTCCTTTTCCTTGAATAGAAGTAACTCTAGTTCTAGCTGCTCTCATTACAGTAGCTGTTCCAGTATCTTTTTGTAAAGTGGTTTGGTCACTTGAAAATGATGTTGCCATTTTTTCTCCTATTAAAGGTGCTCCCGAAGGAGCACCATATTAATTATTATGCGCTTACGCCTGTTCCAGCCACTCTAGACTGAAAAGTATTAAAGTAGTCAACAACTAAATGATTA